GCACCTGAACCTGTGCAACCGGATCAGACTGCATGGTGAAGTCAGCGGCAGGAAATGACAGGGCCATGCCGGTGCAGCCAATGAACGCTTCAGCCAGTCCATCGACCGCCTCTTGCAGTGCATCGTACACGCCGAGGGCCATGTGCTTGGCAAAGCTGCCTGTGCCGGTGACCATGATGTGATGCATGTGGATGGCGGTCACCCCATGCATCAAGGTCGAGATAAACGCCGAGGCATCAGCATCATTCGCGCTGCTCTCATCGCCGTACAAAAGGCTCATCGGTGATTTGGCCATTGTTATTGTCCTACTTCTACTGCTGAAGGTGAATTGTAACCTGAGAACATATTCATCACATCCGTCAGGGCATTTTCAGATTGGCCGGTTGGAGCCTGCGCCATCGTCTTTGCGGTCTCGGCCTGCTGCTGCATGGCGGCCATTTGAGCCTGCGCGGCCTGTGCATCGTTGCGGGCCTTGCGGATTATGGCCACCTGATCACCGGCAACAATGAGCTTAGGATCGACACCGAGCATGTCGCTGTAGGTGTCGGCCCACTGGTCGGCATCAAACTTGTCCAGCACATCCGGCTTGAACTGAGCCACCATGCCAAGATTGCCGACAAACCGATCGACCGTGTTGGTGCCAACAGCGCGCTGGGCCTGCGCCAGCATCGAGACAAACTCGACGTTCAGCTCCATGCCTTGCAACTCTTGCGGGATCGGCGGCAGCACATTGGCCTCAACCATCCGCATAAAGGTCATGTCGATCAGCGGATCGAGCAGTTCGTTGTGCAGACGTTCAAGCACCGGCCCAAGCATCAGCAGCTTTTCTTCGTGACGCTCGGCCACTTCCGTTGCAGTCATGCGGGTATCGGTAGCATTGGCAAGCATCAAGAACAGATCAGCATAGAAAGAACCGCGAATACGTTCGCGAACATCTTGGATGTCTGCAAGTAAATGGCCCAAGTCTAAGTTTATTTCCCAAGCAGTTTTGATGCCATTTGCATTAGAACCAGCATCAACATAAGTAATACCCCCAGGAAGTGTTTCCACATCACGGTTCTTCATACTTGTAGGTACTTGCAATGGGGGCTTTGTTTTATAATCGATTACTTGCGCTTTTCTTAATTGTTCATGTTGTAACTGTTTAACATCGCCCAATGCTTCCATTGCGGGCGAGTTGCCATAGATGTCGCCGCCGGCTACGGCCCATCTAGGCACAACAGCGGGGAATGTTTTAAAGCCGCTTTCACTTAAGAACTTGTTGGGATTGCCGCCTACCTCGAAATAGTAGGAACCCCACGCCATGTTCTTATCGTCTTTCATGCGCTCATCACGGTCGGCGCGAGGCTCGATTGCGTGAATGATCCTGATCCACTGGTCGAGGCTGCCGCGATCGTACATGTTCTGCACCACCGTCGAGCAGTTCTTGTACCCGAACTCTTTCACCAGCTCGCCAACCGTCTTTTCGAATTCGCGATACAGGGTGCAGATGCGGCCCTGATAGTCCTGAGCGATTGCGTATTCACCGACTGTCACCGGATAGTGGTGGATCACGGTCTTGAAGTCAGGCAACACAATCGAGGCTGCGGTGCCGAACGCGCCCAGTTCCTCGTACAACTGGTGCAGGGTGCGATAGGTGTTCGAGCGGTTGAAGATGATCTGCATGCGGCGCGTCACATCATCAAGCCACAACTTGACCGGTGGATAGGCATTGAGCTGCGGGTCTTGGGTGCCGAGACGAAACCAAGGCCGAGCCGGTGATGTGGCCCCTGCCATCATGCCTGCGCCCAGCGTCCGCAATGCGCGGGTGCCGGTGCTGTCATAGATGTTGTTATGCCTGCGCCAGCCCTTGTCGCGGTCCTGCACAAAGTACCGGCCAGACCGAGGCAGCACATAGGTCGTGATCTCCTGCCAGTGCGCCCACCAAGATGCGCGCTCGGACTTCAGCATTCCCCAGCGGGTAAAGAGCTTGTCACGCCTCGGTGCGTTGGGATGCGATCCCGCGTCACTGGTATAATCACTCATGGTTTAGCTTCCCAACAGTGTGGACTTGCCAAGGGTCAGATTGCTGGTGTCAACACCGGAAGGACCGGTCAGCATCGTGCTGGCCACCCCGCCTTTGCTGTCTTCCTGAGCCGCCGCAAGGATCGATGCGGTGTCAGGCTGCTTCTGGTTGGCCCTATTTATCGCCTGCTGCGAGGCTTGCTCCTGCTTTAGCGCGTTTGCCTCGGCAGACTTCTGAGCTGCGGCCTGCATGGCCAACCCTTTTTTCTGCGCCTCGGCGTTCTGCATGCCCGAATAAATCGAGAATGCGGTGCCTGCCACCGTTGCGGCAGCGGCAGCAGCCGTTAATGAAATACTACCAGCCATGTCTATTCTCCCGTGATCGTGATGTGGTTGGTTGACCACTCATGGCGGGACATGAGCTGGTCTGCTTCAGATGTGAATTCATTCTCGGCCTCGGCAACGGTTGAGGCTGCGGTGGCAAAGATCATGGTCATGTCAAGATCGGAGATGGCAACAAATGCCTGTTTGCGTCCGGCACTGCCCGCAATCACGTTATAGCCGGTGAACAGGCAGACCTTTTCGCCGATCAGCAGTTTGGCATCGCCATTGATGATCAGCATGGTCGGCACATTGATCAGCGCGCCGGTCATTATCTCGCCCGCTTTCATGCGGATGGTGCGAGAATACATGCCGCCGTGGATGGTGTGATGCGTCTCAAGCTGGTGTTGGTCGCACTGCTTCACGACATCCTGCAACACATACACGGCCTGCAACGCTTCCGCGTTCATTGCCGGTATCCGATTGCCTGCCGCAGCGATGTCCATCATAGCACCTTCAAAAACACTTCATTGGTCTTGCGGTATCCAACCCTCGGCATGATGCTTGACAGTTTGCCATGAGCAGGCACCGTCATTGCAAAACTTGCCGCACCTAAATCTCGGGCCATGCTTTCAGCTTCCTTGATCAGCTTTAAACCGGCCCCAGATTTTCGGTGCGCCTTGCCAACGAACAGGCTTTCCATCGACGCTGACAGGTGACCATAGTGAGGTAGCACCGCAACAATCAAACCAGCGAACCCAACCAGCTTGCCGTCAATGAACGCACCGATCGCGTGTAGGTACCCCGCTTCTTCCATCTTGATATAGCTGTCCATCTGTGGGGCCGGTGCCGCCAACAATTCATTGGCCTGCTCCGCGTATTCCCGCAACAGATCGGCAATCTCAGGGCATGCAAACAGGTGTGGCACCGATGTTCGCATGACCTCACATTGCCTGCGAAGGATAGGTTCGGGCTTTTCCTTTACGGATACCTTAGAGCTTGGCATACGGATCGTACTCCTTCCGGTGCCGGTAACCGCCCAGCTCCATGACAATCGAGCGTTTGGGCGTGTCCATCAGGGCCAGCACATAGGCCGATGCAAAGTCAGGCGATCGCCCGATCTTGTCCATAATCTCTTCACGGCTGGCCACTTGGATGATCGGCCCCACCAGCTTCCATGTCGGCGCACACAGATCGGCGAACAGGCGCGGGTCAGGTGGCAGGCTGACACCCATGTTGTTTGATGGGTCGAGGGCTTCGCGCATGCGCCACCACAGCTCGGATCGCTGATTGCGGAACCTGAGCCTGCCGGATCGATCGGTGCCGAGCGCGCTTTCGGCCACGTTAACGCCCAACACTTGTTGCCGCATCTCGGTCAGGAAATCGTAGGGGCTGGATCCGACACCGATCACATCGATATGCAGCGGCGCGCCGTCTCGAGCGGCGGCGACCACCAGACCGGCAACGGTCGGCCCATCGGGTGTGGCCTTGCCCTCATAGGTCAGCGGCTCGTCGAACCACATGCCGTGCCGGCGGGCAATGATGGTCATGTCCTTGCCGCCTCGCGCCACATCGACCCCGACACTGTCCATCGGTTGCAGCTTGATCGGCTTGACCCACCGAGCCTGTGCCGCCTCGACCCATGCAGTCGGGATCACTTGCCACGGATCATCTTCCATCCCCGCTTGGAAGTCACCGTTCAGCATCTGCGAGCGCAATGGCTCGGGCAGGGATTGCAGTTGCGCCATGTATCCAGTCCCCATCAGGTACGGGTTGTCGCTGATCCGCGAAGGTATGAAGGTGCGGGACAGCGGTTTGATTGTTTCGCCATTGTGTTCAAACGGATCGCCGGTCTCGACCTCTTCATCCTTGCCATCGACGGTTGCAAACCATCGCAGCTCACCGGCAGCGGCTGGGTTGGGATGCTTCTTGTCTAGCCAAGGCCCAAAGAACTTGACGATCCACCGGCCCTCTGCGGTGGTCGGCGGGTTGAAGGTGAGCAGGGCTTGGCACCGCTGATCGCGCACGATCGTTCGCAGCCACCCGAGCAGGAAGCGCACCGCGTCCTCGCGCATGTTCGCGGCCTCATCAAAAACCAACAGGTCATGCGGTCGGCCCTGATACTTCTTCTCGTCGCCGGCATTGGGGAAAGAGCCAAACTCGATCTGACACCGGACGCCATCGGCCCTTGTGGTGCGCCAGATGTTGTCCTTGCCATTGTATCCCTCGCGCCCGCCCAGCAGCTCGGTGAAGCGATCGATCACGCCGGTCAGCTCGGTGCCGTTAAGCCGGAACACACCAACCTTGCGGTGTTGCGTCAGGGCTTTGCCGCAGGCCAGATCGGTCTTGCCGCCACCGGCGGCACCACCATAGCCAATGATGTCGGCGCGGCTGCTGTAGGCCATGCTCTGTGGCCCCTCGAGCGGTCTCCAGATGGTCTTGTCGCTGACCAATAGCTGATCAAGCTCGGCGCGCTCTTCCGGTGTCAGGTATGACAGCAAGGACGGATCAAACGCCACCATCTTGCGCCTTCCGAGCGGCGGCAGCGGCGATGATCGCTTGCAGCTTGGCTGCGCGCTGCGTGTCATCCATTGGCTCGATCAGCGGGTTGTCAGGGTCACCCGAGATGGTGGTGCGGTTGCCGTACTTCTTGGGGTTCCACACGGCCAGCAGCTTCAGACGCTGCTCAACACGGTTGCGCGCCCATGCAACGTACCCGTTGTCGATCTTGCCTCCGCCCTCGCCGGCAATGCGTTCAGGCTGCGCGTCGATGATCTCCATCGTTTCATCAGCAATCGCATCGTGTCCGATATCACGCGCCTGCGCGAAGCGTTGAGCAAACTCTTTATCTTTTTCCAGCCACAAATAAACGGTTGAATAATGTACGCCATTTTCTCTAGCCCATTGGCGCAGTGTTTTGCCTTCAGAAATCCATTTGATTAATTGATCTGCGGCCCATTGCGGCACCGGCTCAACCGGTCGGCCCATTTTTTGCCTGATGACTTTCCACCGGTCTGGGGTTTGCGCTCGTCGGTCATAGTTGCACAATTTCTGTATGGTTGATCGGGGCATGCCAGACATTTTGGCTAGTTTTCTATAGCCTATTTTCTGGTCTTCGTGAAGGTCACGAATTAGATCGACGGTGTCATCAGGTATTTTAGAATTGTGATGTGATGATCCTATCCGATATCCGCGCTCATTAACCGCAATCACTCTGGCCGGTGCTTTGATCACTTGTTTGCCTTTCAAGATTGAGCCATCCCAGCGACACGCTTTTCTTTAGCGATCTGTTGAATGGATGGCAAATCACCGGTCACCTGTAATGCCCACTCGACTTTGGCCCAGCTTTTGTATTCACCGTTGATTGCTTTGTTAATAATCTTTTTGGCCTTTGCCAGATCACGGCAATATTCACCTCGATTGCACCGGCCTTGGCATGGCGGGCAATCCTTCTTTTTGCTCATGGCCTCCCCCTATCAAATAAATGGCGCATGACGGCCTTCAATTCGTTCACTGCTCGTTTCCCCCTGATCCGCTCTCGAGCCTCAAGCGCGTCCCTCCTTATGGCAAGGGGCCGCCTTAAAAGCTCACGGGCTTCACACTCTAAGGCCCAGCGCGGGCAATAGTTGCAAACCGTGTCGCCGGTTGCGAGGGTGATGGTGTCATCCCGTATGCACTTGCGGCACTTGGCCATCAGTGTTTGTCTGCCGGTGCCACCGAGGCAATCCAGCCCGAGCATATCTCAACAACCTCGCGTTTATTAATTTCAGCAAATGCCTGTTTAGATCGTTCTTCTGGGTGCTGATCCCAGCCAATCGAAAAGCTGGACACTGCGCCTTCCTGCTGAAACCAGAAACGCACTTCCGGTTCGCCTTCATCGTTTTGTTTCCGCATCATTACGATTTGCCCAAGATCGGGACTAAAAAAAAATTTACAAAATTCATGGTTTTTTTTCATTGTCTTTGACCTTGTCCCATAAAATTATCATTTCGATGCCGATCCACACTTGGATCAACCCCCACACAACAACAATCGCTAATGTGATTTCATAATCTCCCATCACTCACCACCTATTGCTTTGGCGAATGTTGACTTTGCCTCATTTGATACGTCCTCATCCCAATCCCGCTCGTTGATATGGTTTCGCATGTCGATCAGGGCTTCCACCAACTCTGCTTTGTCTTCCCGCAACCGTTCAATCTCGTTGTCACG